TCTGAACATAAAACACTATCAATAAGTTGGGACCATTACCTGCAGCCATGATGCTATACGCCACCAAAAATAAAAACGACGTGTTGGACTTGTAATGCAGCGGTGCACGGCCTTACTCCAGCTGAACGGCTTTTTACCATCACGGCTAATCACTTCAATGCGCAGGCATTCTTTCAGATGGATCAGGTCGGTTGCTCCCATGCTTGCAGCTGGAGCTGGCTCAAAGGTCGAACCGGGAGCTAAAGATAAATCTTCCATAAATTGGCGGAATCTCTGAAATGTCTCATTACTTGTTATGTGCTTCCATTACAAGTGGAAGGATTCCGAAAGAATAACGAAGTCGCTTGGTTTTGGAAAGGATCTTTGTCATTTAATGCTAAGTAGCTTTTAGCATCACGGCGGTAGTCAAAGCCCTTACCAGACCCCACAGAATGGCCACAACGCTACGTAAAATCGAACTCAATCCCGCATTTCAATACGATCACGCGCCCAGAGTGGCGCAGGATATATTATTGCACCGGAAAAATAATTGCTTCGCTCATCAAATCGGCGCTACACCGCATCCGCCTGCGGGTTTTGCATCAGAAAAATTATTTTAGTTTTCTTTTTTACAAAACGCCCCCATCAGCCCGCGCCGCCGGGCTTCCTGCTGAAAAACCGCAACTGTAATGTGTGAAATAAATTTCACTTTTTTCAGTAAACCGGATCGCCTTTGGACTGCTGGGAAATTAATTTAATGATTTATATGGGAAAGTTAATTTTACTTGGAGCTGAATTGTGTGAGGCCGCCGGACGATCTGAAAGGATGGCAGGCGTGGCGCGGCGCGGCTTTCACGTGCTGGTGAAACTGAAATCTGTTGCGAAGCGAAAATATTGTTAGCCAGCCGAGAAAATCACGAAGAACGGGAGTATTTCAGGCTGCTATCGGAAAACTTACGCAACACTGGGGCAAAAAAGGGTCACTGGGCAGTACGAAAAGAAAAAACCACCTCGAAAGGTGGCTTTAACGCGCTGATTTAACAGCTAAAATTTGGTGGCCCCTGTTGGGTTTGAACCAACGACCAAGCGATTATGAGGCCGTTGGTAATTTCTTATAAATCAATAGATTATAAATATAATCAAAGTGTTAGCTATTGGATATTACTGAATATTATTGATGGTTGATGATCTGGTGCGACACTATTGCGACACTTTGCGCGATAGTGGGTTAAACCTTAATGCGTCTTCCAGATGTTCGGGGGAAAAGTGAGCATATCTCATTGTCATCTTAATATCTGTGTGACCGAGAATGCGCTGCAGTACGAGTATGTTCCCGCCGTTCATCATAAAGTGGCTTGCAAAGGTGTGGCGCAACACATGTGAAAGCTGGCCTGCAGGCAGCATAATGCCAGTGCGCTTAAGTGCAGTTCGGAACGCGGTGTAACACGGCTCAAATATTGCGCTCTTATTGCCTTCTATGAGTGATTCATAAAAAGCTGCGTCAATCGGTACGGTTCTATTCCTCTTACCTTTGGTTTTTATGAACGTGACTTTACCTGCATTGAGTTGGGAGCGCGTTAGCGTCTCTGCCTCTGACCAGCGCGCGCCAGTCATCAGGCAAAGCTTCACCACTTTCTGAAGTGACTTGTTACTACTGTTTTCACACTCCATCAACAAGCGATCAATTTCATCGTTAGAAAGAAAGGCCATCTCGCTTTCGCCAATACGGAACGGTCGAAGATGGCTTAAAGGGTTATCAAGCTTCCACTGGCCCAGCCGGCGCAGTTCATTAAAGACCGCTTTGAAGTAGCTAAGCTCAAGGTTTACAGTTCTCGGTGAAACTTGCTTAACCCTGTCTGTACGTGAAAAATCGCCGGCGAGGCGCTTTTGCCGGTACTTAGAGAAAATTTCTGCGTTAAATTCAGCTGCACCAGGTTGGCCCATGCATTCACATGCATATTTCATAGCTTCAAGCCGCTTCTTTCCGTCGCCTAACGTGATACCGTGCGCCAGATACCAGGCGTCCACTAATTCAGAAAGCGTCCTGTCTTCTTCTTTGCTCTGAAGCCATTCTTTATTTCTGTCAGGGTCAAAAGCGAACTTTTCGAAAGCTAAAGCTTCACCTTTGGTGGCAAAGGTTTTTCTGACTCGTTTTCCTGCTTCGCGGCCTAGTGGGTAAAAATCTGCACACCATTTCCCTGTGGGCAACTTTCTTACTGACATAGGGTTCTTACTCGCAAACCATAACGACTGCACCAATTACAGAGATATCGGTAACAGCACACTCAAACTCTGTTTCTCCACCAGTAACTTTTACTCGGCCTACGGGGATTCGGCTTAAATTTCTAATGCTTATTGAGCCTTCAATATCTACTAACCATTTTCCATCCGCGACTGAAGTGTAGTGCCGGTCAACTATGTATTGAGTTTTGCCTGACTGAACCACTACAAGATCGCTATCAACGTGATAAAAATCGCCAAAAAACAGACTGTCAAAGACTAACTCACCGTTACTTTTTAACTCAGACTTATCAAGGATGAGTCTTTCAAGGCGGAGTTGTTCACCGTCAGGTAACTTTCTTGGTAATTGAGTTACCGTTTTCTTTTTTGCTGTGGTTGGCGGCTCACCCTTACCACTAATCAGCCATTCCAGGCTTGCGTCAGTGTCAATCAAGGCCTGGAGTACAAGGTCTGCAGGAAAGGCATCTCGGCGGTAGCGCATTGCTAAATTGCTTGAGCTTAGGCCTACACGTTCAGCGTACTGAGATTTCCTTTCAAAACCATAGGCTTGCACAATCCTATCCAGCACGGCTCCCTTTTTTCCGTCCAATTGACTAACTAACATTGAATTAAACTCCTTGCGATACCTACAAAAAGTGATCTAGTATCTCATCGTGATGAATGTTGTTGAATGTTACTGACTTCAAGTTAACCGGAGATGATGCCTTATGAGACCTAACATTACAATCGTTATGGCAGAGCCTTATTTGCCTTTGGCTGAATATTGCCGCCGTACAGGAACGCCTATCGGCACGGCTCGCGACATGGTTCGTGATGGTCGCCTACCCATCAAAGGTAAGGGTGATAAGCCAAAGGCTTGTGTGGAAATCAACATGGCAGCGCTGACAATCCAGGCCATTACCGAAAGTAACGTCTCTGTTAACTTCCAGGCAATTTAATTCACTCAGGATGAGTAAGCCATGTTTGATTATCGCGTTTCCAAACATCCACATTTTAATGAAGCCTGCCGCACCTTTGCGCAGCGCCATAACATGACGAAGCTGGCCGAGCGCGCCGGCATGAATGTTCAGACATTGCGCAATAAGCTGAACCCAGAGCAAGCCCATCAGCTTACGGCCCCGGAAATCTGGTTACTCACCGATCTTACTGAAGACTCAACGCTGGTTGATGGTTTTCTGGCTCAGATCCACTGTTTGCCGTGCGTTCCGATGAATGAGGTAGCGAAAGAGAAGCTGCCGCATTACGTCATGAGTGCCACTGCGGAAATTGGACGCGTTGCCGCCGGAGCTGTATCAGGTGACATAAAAACCACCGCAGGACGACATGCTGTTATCAGCAGCATTAACTCGGTGACGCGATTAATGGCGCTGGCAGCCGTATCGATGCAGGCGAGACTTCAGGCGAACCCGGCGATGGCAAGCGCAGTTGATACAGTGACAGGGCTTGGCGCCTCCTTTGGGCTGATGTGAGGTGATAATGTCGTTTTCCATAGCTCCACTTCTCAAGCGTCAAAGTCCATCGCCTGCTTATGGTCACGGTTGGATTATGGGTAAAGATGGCAAGCGCTGGCATCCAAGCAATAACCAGCAGCAGCTATTGCGTGAGTTATCAACAAAGCGTCCGGTTATTACGGCGCGCATCAAAAAATTTATAGGGGGCTGATATGGGTAGCGTTGCTCTCGCTGTAAATAAAAAGAATGCACCGGCATCTTTTACCGAAATTCGTCTGGTACATGCTCGTGCAGATAAAGTCGAAAAAATGACGTTTGATGAGTTTCGGAAAACGTGGCGGCAGATGCGCAAAGCAAATAGCAATCCCGCTTTGAACTATTTCAACCGCCAGAATGAAGATTTTAAATTCTGCGTGTTGACGCTGGCAAACCGTGAGGCGCCAGGCTCATTTAAGGCGGATGAAGTCGGAAAGCCGTTTGAATATTTCGACGAACGTCGCCGCGAGAAAATTATTACCGCAATGAACAAGTTATCTCGATGGGGACGAATATTGCCGCGTCAATTTTCAACGGCCGATTGTTTTATCCCCGATTAAATACACCTGAGTTAATTAAAGACGTAAACCCGTCGGGCATTCTTTTGCCTGAAAACTGGAGAGAGATTAATGCGAAATATTGAAAGCCATAAATATAAAGATGATGTGGAGTCCATGACGGCTTTGTTAAATAGCGCACGTATGGATGAGCGCAAAGGGCGCGCGCAGGTTGTTTCTGAGCGTCTCGCTGAAATAGCCGAGCATATCCATCAGCAAGGGCTGAATGGCGTTGAAGCGGCTGAGCTGATCCGTCGTGAAGCTCAACGTTACCAAAACGAATCCCAGGAGCTGCACTGATGGCCGATTTAATCGACATGGCGCAGCAGCGCGCCGACGAGCTGCTGGCACGCAACATCGCCAATGTGGTCAACCGTCCGGTCAGCGTATCGGCTTCATTCTGTGAAGACTGCGACGCGCCAATTCCCGAACAGCGTCGCCGTGCTGTGCGTGGCGTTACTCGCTGTGTCAGCTGTCAGGACATGGCCGAGCGGTACACAAAAGTATCAAAAGGCGGTGCGGCATGAATACGATCCTGAAGTGGGCGGGCAACAAGTCACGCGTAATGCCGGAGCTACTGGCTCACCTGCCAGAAGGTGATCGCCTTGTCGAGCCTTTCGCCGGTTCCTGCGCGGTGATGATGAACACCGATTACCGGGCTTATCTGGTTGCAGATATCAACCCTGATCTGATTAACCTGTACCGTCAGATAAAAGAACATACTCGTCCCTTTATCGTTGTGGCGGCCAGCCTGTTCAACCAAAACACTACTGCCGAATGTTATTACGCTGTTCGTGAGGCGTTTAACCACAACCCCGCGCTGCCTTTGCTGGAGCGTGCTGCGCACTTTCTCTATCTGAACCGCCATGGCTATCGTGGCCTTTGCCGCTACAACCGCCGAGGTGAATTTAATATCCCATTCGGCAATTATTCAAAACCTTATTTCCCGCTGGCTGAGATTGAGGCGTTTGCGGAAAAGGCGCAGCGCGCGACGTTCATCTGCGCAGATTTCCGCGAGACGTTGCGCATCGTTAAAAACGGGGATGTGGTGTACTGCGATCCGCCGTATGACGGGACGTTTTCGGACTACCACGCCGCAGGCTTTGATAAGGATGAGCATTACGCCCTGGTCAGTATGCTGCTTGATGTCTCGGAGCGCTGTTCGGTTATGGTTTCGAACAGCGATACCCTTTACACCCGCAGCATCCTGCGCGATTTCTATATTACAAACATCAGCGTAGCTCGCTCGGTCGGGGTTGCTGCCGGCGAAGGCAAGCGCGCATCGGAAATCATTGCCGTGCGCCATCCAGCAGCCGAGCCTGCATGGTATGGCTTTGCTCCGGCAGCAGGTGCTGACTGGTCTGCAGAAGTGGCGTCCCAATGATTCAGGAATACGCTTACCCGTGGAACGCTCCACGGGAAGCCATCGCCAGCCCTTATCCCACCTATGAGGAAATGCACAGCCGCAGTCAGATGATTGCGGCTTTGGCGCGTGCCCAGGATCTACTGGAAAAGCAGCCGACGCTGATCCAGCTCGACGTTAAGCGCCGCGTCAGCGAGCTGGAAAAGACCCAGGGCATTGCCCGTGCCAATGCGTACTTAACAAAAACCTTTGTTGAGCGCACATTGCCACGCGTTGAATGCGTGAATGAGCAGTACCGCCTCGGTGAAATGAATGCCGGCACGTTTAATCTGCTGGTAGGCAACGCCCCTAAAGAGGCTGGCGCGGCCAGTGCGGCCGGTACGCTGTGGGAGCTTATGAGGCGCTTTAACCGTCTGCCTGATATGGCCCGTGCCGATGTTGATCTGCTGGCTGGTGATATTGCCAGCTTTATTCTGGCCGAAATGGCGCAGGCGCATGGTCAGGCCCGTGACGAATCAGATTATAAATACACCCACCGCATTTATATGACCGCCGCCGCTATCACGCGCGAGCTGGGCCAGATGCCGCCGCTGTGGGATAAGGTTACCTCCCGTCTGTTTTGCCCGGAAGACGTTGCCCCGGCCATCATGCGCATGCAAAACGAAAAGTGGTGGAAAGGGCGCCTGCGTCGCGTAGCTGCCTCATGGCGTGAGCATCTGCAAATTGCCCTGGCTAACGTCAGCAAAAAGCATACCCCTTACGCCAGCTCTATGACCGTTATTGAGTGGCGCGAACAGAAACGCCGCACTCGCGAATTTCTCAAGGGCATGGAGCTGGAAGACGAAGAAGGAAACCGCATCAGCCTGATCGAGAAATACGACGGCAGTGTGGCTAATCCGGCGATCCGTCGTTGCGAGCTGATGACTCGTATTCGCGGGTTTGAAAATATCTGCAATGAAATGGGGTTTGTAGGTGAGTTCTATACCCTGACCGCCCCGTCCAGTTATCACGCCACTATCAAGACCGGGCACCGTAACCGTAAATGGAATGGCGCCAGCCCGGCAGACACGCAGCGTTACCTCTGCAGCGTATGGCAAAAAATCCGCGCCAAACTGCACCGCGAAGACATTCGTATTTTTGGCATTCGGGTGGCCGAACCGCACCATGACGCCACGCCGCACTGGCACATGCTGATGTTTATGCGCCCGGAAGATGTAGATCAGGTGCGTCAGGTAATGCGCGATTATGCATACCAGCAGGACGCCAACGAGCTGACCACGGAAAAGGCCTGTAAAGCCCGCTTCCATGCTGAAGCGATCGATCCGGAGAAAGGCAGCGCGACAGGGTACGTCGCGAAATACATTTCTAAAAACATCGACGGGTACGCGCTGGACGGTGAGCTGGATGATGAAAGCGGTAAAGAGCTGAAAGAAACCGCCGCCGCAGTTTCTGCCTGGGCGGCCCGCTGGCATATCCGGCAGTTTCAGTTTGTGGGCGGCGCGCCGGTGACGGTATACCGCGAGCTGCGCCGCCTGGCTGACAGTGAAACCGCCCACGGCCTGAGCGTGGAATTTGCTGCCGCGCATGATGCCGCCGACGCCGGTGACTGGGCTGCCTATGTCAACGCCCAGGGCGGCCCGTTTGTACGCCGTGACGATTTGGCCGTGCGCACCTGGTATCAGGCAAGCGAAGATGTGAACGAATACGGCGAGGAAACGGTGCGTATCAAGGGCGTTTACGCAGTCGAAGTCGGCGAAGACACGCCGATCCTGACCCGCCTGGCACAGTGGAAGATTGTGCCGAAGCGTGCCGTTGATTTGGGTTTTGAATTTAAGGACGCGTCCGCGTCCTCTCGGAGTTCTGTCAATAACTGTACGGGAGGTTTGAGATCTGAGGATTCGAATTCCCCGGAAAGTTATCCAGAAATCGACCTGAACGATATGAGCCGGAAGGAACGGCGGCAGCTTTTGACGCGGATAAGGACGCAGCAGCCAGAAAAAAGACACCTGAAGCTCAAGCGTTCGGACAAAATTGAGGCGGCATGCGACAACCTGATAAGCCAGGTAAGAGATTTAAGCGGCGAAACCATCAGTCGCGGCCTCGCCGTGCGTTTGCTTGGCGGTACCGAAACGAAAATCGCCGGTCGTATGTTCCGTAGCTCAGAATATGGTGAGTTATTGCGGGCAAGAACATCATCAAAAAAGGAGAACCTGTTAGCCAGAGTAAACCGATTGGCACATATAACGCGAGTAAAAAACGCACAATAATGAACTAAGGTTAATAAAAGGCGGACGGATGGTAGCTAACTAAGGGGAGGTGTGCAGGTTAATTCTTAGTAGGTCAAACGACGTAAATATTCTTTCTTATCATCAAGATAAAAAACGTATTCGTCATTAAGATTTTTCTTTTTCTGAGTGACAGTGCTATGCTACTGTATATCTGTACAGTAATCGAAAGGGGAGGGCACATGGATAATGATTTACAAAAGCGGGAAATACTTGAACGTGTAGAGCTGATTGCAAGGCTGACCAGTGAAGGGATTTGCAAAGAACGCGACAGAGAGATCGCGCTCAGCCTGATAGCTGATATTGCCGGTAATACTGCGATGGCTAATCAACAGTTTTCAGTCTTCTTTTCAGCCGTGCCGCTTGAAAAACAACCCTGAAGGTTACTGTCCAGGCGAATTGAATCGCACCCGATAAAACACAAAAAAATAATGTAGTCGGCTTCACTTCATCAGGGAATCATTTAAAAAACTGGCCGTCTTGAAACGTCTTTTAAAAGAAGTTAGTGAGCGGTTTCTCTTTGCGGCAGGCCATGCATGCATAACATGCATGGATTTGCATGCACCATATACAGCAAAAAACATATGACGGGGCCACAGCTGGCCCCGTTTTTTTTGGATCATGCACCTGCATTAAAAACGATGCATAAAGCGGGCAGGCGTGGCGGGGATAGCATTGCGCGCGAGCGGTAAAAACATTCACGCGCAGGACGCGCCAGCGCCACGCAGACGAGCGCGCCGGCGGCAGATGAACAAGAACAAGCGAAACGAGAAAACCCCGCAAAACGCGTATGAGAGCGTTTGCGGGGTTACGAATGCGGGCGGGATTTTGAGCGGTGATCTGTCGTGAAATACGGCGCGTTGAGTGCTGCCGGGTCAGGCCGTTTTTTGCTCCAGCTCGTAGGGGCGGAACGCGATCACCTCTTCGCCTGCCCAGCTGTTAATTTCCTTTATCCTTTCCTGTAACGGCGTCAGCTCATTACGGACGAATACCTGTGCCGCCTTCACCGAATCGCCGAACCCGCCAGCGCCGTCCGGGATAATCCCCATCATCTGCGGCGGCACGCGGTGTGCGCTGAGCAGGTCGTCACGGCTGGCCTTTTTGATGTTAAAGAAATCATCTTTCGTCGCCACCTCGCTGAGCGGCAGGATCTTAATCCCGTCCGGCTTGCCGTTCGGCGCGTACATAAACAGGTTGCGGAAGTTACCCAGGCCTTTCGTGTCGCGCATCGCCTGGCGCATCCGGTCGATATCGCTGCTGCTCTGCGCCGCGTCAGTCATATACAAAATGTAGCCCGCGTGCGCGCCGTTCTGATAATACTTGCGGCGAAACAGTGTGGCCGCTTCATTCAGCCAGGCGGAGTTAAGCGCGCTGAGGTATTCCGGCAGGCCGTACAGCTCCTGGTTAATGTCCGGTTCGATAAGATGAAACACGCTACCGGCACCAAACGGGTGCGGCTCTTTCCAGTCATTAACAAACCAGTAAACGCCTTCCTCCACGCCCCGGCGGGTAAACTTCGCGGGTGTGGTTTCCAGTCGCCACGGTTCACCGAGACCGTTACGGCGCAGCTCGGCAAACGCGTTGCCGAACACCAGATAATCCAGCGCAAACTTGCTGAACTCCTGTTGACTGAGCATCGGGTGCGGCACGAACGTAGACGCCAGAATGTTGCGCTTCACGTAAATCGGCGAGCTGTGATGCACCGCCGCTCGCAGGCTTTTCGCCAGCCCGTGAAAGCTGACCGGCGGCTCATACCAGCGCCCGTTACCGATGCACTCGGCATAATCCAGAATATCGCGCTTATCCATCACCGGCGTCGGCTCGCCAAAGGTAAACGCCTCGGCCTGCTGCGGCGGCGCGGCGGCCTGCACGGGCTGCGTCTTTGCGTTGAAAGCCTTGCGGTTTTTGCGTTTGCTCATTAATAAAATTCCAGAATTGAAGGGTTAGCGCCGCCGCTGGCGGCGGTCAGCGGTTCGTTAAGCAGGGCGTGCATGATTGCCCAGGCGACGTCGGCGTGGCTGGCGTCCTCGCTGCGGCTCGCCTCATAGGTGGAGCGGTTGCCGCTGGCGGTCATGGTTTTGCGGATTGCCATAAAAGACTGCGTAATGTCGGTCTGGCCTGCGTCGTATTCCAGGCGTCCGCTGCTGATGGTGTCTTTTGCCTTCAGCACCATCGCGGTTTTCACTTCCGGCGAGTAGCGGATTTCCCGCGCCGCCGGGTAGAACTGGCGTACCAGCTGGAAAACGCCCTGTCCGATGCCGGTCGCATCCACGCCGATATACTCCACCGCGTATTTTTTCGTTAAGTCCTCTATGGATTTTGCCTGCGCGGCAAAGTCCATGCCCCGCCACTGGTGACGCTCCAGCACGCGAAACTTGCCGCCCGCAACCAGCGGCGGCGCGATAACGGCGCAGCCTGCGCTGTCGCCGGTGTGCGACGGGTCGTAACCAATCCATACCGGGCGGTAATCAAACGGGCGCGGCAGGTACGGGTTAAAGTCGCTCCACTCTTCCAGACTGTCGATCATGCAGGTCTGTAGCTCGGCGAACGGGAACACGCTCGCCTCATCGTCCACAAACTCACACATCAGCAGGTTCTGGTATTCCGACGGGCTGTATTCCAGCTGTAGCTGGTCGAGGTCAAACAGGTTACAGCCGCCGGTCAGCGCATCCTCAACCGTGACAATCTGCCGCCACTGACCATCGCCGCACAGCGCGCCTTTCGCCAGATGCGTATGCGACAGGTCAATTTCGATGCGATCGGCTTTGCTGCGCCGTCCCTTGTTGAACAGCTCGCCTGACCAGAACGGATAAGCGGAGTGCGACAGGCTCGACGGCGTGGAAAAGTAGGTGGTGCGCCACTTTTTATGCAGCGACATGCCGCTGGCGACCTTTCGCAGCTCCTGAAATTTCGGTATCCAGAAATATTCATCAAGGTACAGGTTGCCGGTGTAGCTCTGCGCGGTGCGCACGTTGGTGCCGAGGAAAATCAGGCGGGCACCGTTCGGCAGCACAATCGGGTCGCCTTTCAGGTCAACGTCCACCTGGCGGGCAAAGTCGATGATGTAGTTTTTAAAGACGTGCGCCTGCGCCTTGCTGGCTGATAAAAATATCTGGTTGCGCCCGGTGGTCAGCGCGTCAATCAGCGCCTCGCGGGCAAAGTAGAACGTGGCACCAATCTGGCGTGACTTCAGGATGTTGCGGATACGGTGATCCAGTCCGGCCCTGTGCCAGTTGAGTTGATACTCAAAGCAGTTATCCATAAACAGGCCGGTCAGCTTTTCCGCCTGCTCGTCGCTGAAGACGTTTTTCACGACAGGCTGGCGCTCGCCTTTGTTACGGTTGCGTACGTTCGGATTCAGATCGGCTTCGTTGCCGCTGCTGCGGTAGCGCTCCACGCGGGCGAGGCGTTCAATCTGACGGCCAAGCGCATCTATCTCTTTGTAGTCACCATTGCCTTTGACCTCCTTCAGGATGAGCTGAATTAACCGCGCCTCCATGCTGGCTTCCACGCGACTGATGGGCGCAACGTCCTCCCACGCGTCGCGCAGCTTCCAGCTCTGCACGGTCGGCGTTTTGATGCTGAGCGTTTCCGCTATCTGGCGCACAGAGTAACCCTGCCAGTAAAGCAGGGCTGCCTGGCGGCGCGGATCGCTGATGGTGGTTGGGGGTGTCATGTTCATGGCGATAAGGCTACCGGTGCCAAAACGCCCGCGCCCGCTGTCCCTGTCCGCTCATCCGTGAGCAAACCGGCTTACGTTGAGGGAAAACCCTGTGGCAGGGAAACTGACCCCGAACCGAACCACACCCCTGACCGGAGCCTGATTAATGGCAACTAAAGCAAAGCGTTTTCGCATCGCCGTCGAAGGCGCAACCACCGACGGGCGCAAAATTTCCCGTGACTGGATCTCACAGATGGCGGCGAGCTATGACCCGTCCGTCTACGGCGCCCGCATCAATATGGAACACATCAAGAGCTACGGGCCTGACGGCACCTTCCGCCGCTTTGGTGATGTCACCGCCGTGGAAGCCGCAGAAATCACCGACGGCCCGCTGAAAGGCAAGCTGGCGCTGTATGGCTGGATTGACCCGACGCCGGAGCTGGTTGCGCTGACAAAGGCACGCCAGAAAATTTACACCTCCATTGAGGTGAATCCGGCGTTTGCCGACACCGGCGAGGCCTATCTGGTTGGTCTGGCCATAACCGACGACCCGGCGAGCCTCGGCACTGAGATTCTGAGCTTCAGCGCCACCGCTGCGGCGAATCCGCTGGCCTCACGCAAGCTGCATAAAGACAACCTGTTTACCGCTGCGGAAGAAACGCTGATTGAGTTCACCGAAGAATCCGATCCGGCTCCGTCCGTTCTGAGTTACGTCACCGGCCTGTTTTCCCGCAAAAAGAAAACCGACAGCGAGCAGTTTGCCGACATGGGCGCGGCCGTCACCGCCGTGGCGGAAAAGGTACAGCAGAACGAGGAAGAGCTGACGCAGAAGCTGTCGGCACTGGAAGCGGGCTTAACCGGACGCCTTGAGGCGCTGGAGCAGCAGAGCGCAGACGACCGCAGCGCCTTCAGCGCGCTGAAAACGCAGCTTTCGCAGAATGACGGCGCCAGCTTTACCCGTCGCCCGGCAGCAACCGGCAGCGACCCGAAATCCGGCGCGCAGACCGACTGCTGACAGGCATTGCCTGAACCACAACCCGATAACTGAACAGAACAGGAGCGCAGATGCGCCAGAACACCCGCTTTAAATTTAACGCCTTTATGTCCCGCCTGGCCGCGCTGAACGGCGTTGACACCGGCGACATGAACAAAAAATTCACCGTGGAGCCGTCGGTCACGCAGACCCTGATGAACCGTGTGCAGGAGTCCTCGGACTTTCTGACCCGTATCAACATCGTGCCGGTTGCTGAAATGAAGGGCGAGAAAATCGGCATCGGCGTGACCGGCTCGATTGCCAGCACCACCGACACCGCAGGCGGCGACGAGCGCGAAACCGCTGACTTTGCCGCGCTGGACAGCGACATGTATGAATGTGCGCAGGTGAACTACGACTTTCATATTCGCTATAACACGCTGGATTTGTGGGCGCGTTATGAAGACTTTCAGGCCCGCCTGCGTGATGCCATCGTAAAGCGCCAGTCACTCGACCGCATCATGATCGGCTTTAACGGCACCCACCGCGCCAAAACTTCCAATCGCGCCACTAACCCCATGTTGCAGGACGTGGCCGTGGGCTGGTTGCAGAAGTATCGCGACAACGCGCCAAAGCGCGTAATGAGTACAGTCACCCTTGAAAACGGTACGGTGGAAGACAAGGTGCTGGTCGGCAAGGGCCGTACCTATGTCAACCTTGACGCACTGGTGATGGATGCCACCAACACCCTGATTGAGCCGTGGTATCAGGAAGACCCGGAGCTGGTTGTGATTTGCGGCCGTCAGCTGCTGGCCGACAAGTATTTCCCTATCGTGAACCAGAGCCAGGCCAACACTGAGCAGCTGGCCGCCGACCTGATTGTCAGCCAGAAACGCATCGGCAACCTGCCCGCCGTGCGCGTGCCGTATTTCCCGGCCAACGCCCTGATGATCACGCGTCTCGATAACCTGTCGATTTACTGGCAGGAAGGCACGCACCGCCGCCTGATTGACGAGGTGCCGAAGCGCGACCGCATCGAAAACTACGAGTCCGTCAACGAGGACTACGTGGTGGAAGACTACGCGGCGGGCTGCCTGGTGGAAAACATCGAGCTGTCCGACGTGCCGGAAGTGAAGGCGGCAGCCACGGCGGCCACCGGAACGGAAACCCCGGCAGCAACCCCGGAGGCGTAAACCATGTTAAGCCCTGCCCGACGTCACATGATGCGCCAGCAGGCCATTGAGGCCGCACAGCAGCAGAGCAACCCGCTGCGCCACGCAACCGGCTATGAGCAGATGCTGGTAAAGCTCAACGACGACAAGCGACGCCTGAAAAAAGTGCGCTCCACCGAGCGCAAGGCGGAGCTGAAACGTCAGATGCTGCCGGACTATCAGCCGTGGGTGGCGGGCGTGCTGAGCCAGGGGAAAGCCGTACAGGATGCCGTCCTGATGACCGTCATGATCTGGCGGCTTGATACGGGCGACATTCCCGGCGCGCTGGAGATTGCGCGCCATGCCCTGCTGCACGGGCTTGTTCCGCCTGACGGCTTTAAGCGTGACAGCACCGCCTACCTGCTGGCCGAGGAGGTCGCCAGCGCGGCAACGCGTGCCTGGACGGTAAAAGCACCGGTGGATATCAACCCGCTGCTGGCAACGCTCAGGCTGACGGAATCTGAGGACATGCCCGACCAGGTGCGCGCCAAGCTGCACAAAATCACCGGGTATGTGCTGCGCGATGCGGGCAGGGCTGACGAGGCGTTACCTCACCTTACACGGGCGCTGCAACTGCACGAAGGTTGCGGCGTTAAAAAAGACATTGAGCGGCTGGCTGCGGCCATGAAAAAGCAGGCTGCGGCCCGCCGCTGACAGAACGCGCCCCGCGCCGGGCGGCAGGACGGCAATGCGCTTGTTAAGCGTCTGCGCCGACCTCCACCGCCCACCTATTCAGAGGCCATGAAATGACTTCAGTAGTGATAAACGGACAGCGACCGGCACCCGATGCCGAGCCGCCGGTGAAAAACACCTTTTTCTGGCCTGATATTGACCTGCAACAGCTGCGCAGCGCGCTGCGCCTGGAAGGCACCGTCACCGCCGACCGTCTGCGGCTGGCAGTAAAGACCGCGATTTCCGAAGTGAACGCCGAGCTGTACGACTGGCGGGCGGACAGGATGGCGGCGGGCTTTCCCCTGCTGGCGTCGGTGCCTGCCGAAACCTTCGACGGCGAAAGCGAAAAGGTCACGCACTATTTTGCCGCCGTGGCGGCGCTGACGGCCGCCACTATTGCCGAACGCTATCGCGGCTACGACGCCGCCGGAAAAAAGGCCGACGTGGTGGAAGGCACCGCCGACGAATACTGGCGTGACGCCCGTTTCAGTATCAGCCGCATCGCTGAAAAGCCCGGCTGCATTGTGAGCCTGCTGTGATGAGAATTTACGCGCAGCAGGGCGATACCGTTGATGAAATCTGCTTTCGCTATTACGGGCGCACGCAGCAGGTGGTTGAGCAGGTCTATGCCGCCAATCCCGGCCTCGCGGAAAGCGGGCCGGTGCTGCCGCACGGCTGTGAGGTGACGCTGCCGCCGCTGCCGGAAGCCTCAACGGGTGAAACCGTTAACCTGTGGGACTAACAAACATGGAGAAAATCAGCTCGCTGATTAACTACCTGATCGGCCTCATCCTGATGTGGTTTGGCCGCCACACGCCGCAGGAGATCGCTTTTATGGTTGGCTCCGGCGTGGCCGTGATCACCGTGGTGATTAACGTGGCGACCTTTTTTATTAACTGGCATTACCGCCGCAAAACCTATGAGTTGCAGCGCCAGCGCGTGCAGGGGGTGAACCTTGAGCCAGACCGCTAAACGCTGCACCGTGGCGGCCGTGCTTGCCATTGCCGCCCTGCTGCCGCAGTTCAAGACCCTGAAAACGTCGGAAACGGGGCTACAGCTGATTGCGGATGCGGAAGGCTGTCGTACCTCGCCGTACCAGTGCAGCGCCGGTGTCTGGACAAACGGCATCGGCCATACCGAAGGCGTGACGCCACAGAGCGTAGTCAGCGAGCGCCAGGCGGCGGTGAATCTGGTGTATGACGTGATGCGCGTGGAGCGCGTGATTGATTCCTGCATGCGCAACGACATGCCGCAGCCGGTTTATGACGCGGTGGTGTCCTGGGCGTTCAACGTCGGCACCTATGCCGCCTGCCGCTCCACGCTCGGCGCTTACATCAACCGGGGCGAGTGGCGCAGCGCCTGTATGCAGCTGAAGCGCTGGGTCTTTGTGAAGGGCGTTTTCGCGCAGGGGCTGGCAAACCGCCGCGATCGTGAAATGGCCCGGTGCCTGAAGGGGGCGGCATGATGCGCCTGTTTGCCGGGATGCTGGCCGTGGCTCTGCTGGCGCTGGGCGTGACCGGCTGGCAGTGGAAGGCGGCAAAAAATGAGCTGACGCAGGCGCAGCGCGTTATCGGCACGCTGTCGGCCGGAATTGAAAGCCGCGACAGGGCAATTAACCGCCTGAACGATGAAGCCCGTGCGGGGGCGAAACGTGAGGCGGCGCTGCGGCTGATGCAGGGGCGCGCCAGCACGGCCGCTCTTAACCGTGAACTGAAAATACAGAGGGAAACCGATGCAAGCCCGACACTACGCAGCTGGTCTGCTGATGCTCTGCCTGATGATGTTATCCGGCTGCACAGTCGCCCCGCCTTCAGCAGCGCCCGCGATTATCTGGACTGGCTGTCCGCGCGTGACCAGCTGCCCGGTGCCGGGCAACCGGCTACAGACGCAGGGCGATCTGGCCGCTGATAACCGCCAGTTAGAGGCTGCGCTCGTTTCGTGCGGGTTGCAGGTGGAAACCATCAAAGAATGCCAGGAGCAACACGATGCTGAAACCGAAACAGCTGCGCGAGGCGCTGACAAACAGCGTCCCGCTGCTGGCGCGAAACCCTGACAGCCTGAATATCTTTATCGACAGCGGCCGGATTGCTTCGACGCTCGCCAGCTCGCTGTCGTTTGAATACCAGTATCAGCTGAATCTGGTGATCACCGACTATGCCGATAATATCGATCTGGTGATGGTGCCGGTGCTGGCCTGGCTGCGCGAGAACCAGCCCGACATTATGGCGACCGAAGAAAAGCGCCGCACCGGCTTCACCTTTAAGGTGGATGTGTTAAGCGACACGCTCTGCGATATCAGCATTGACCTGCAACTCACCGAGCGCGTGCTTGTGAAGCAGGACGGCGATGCGCTGCACGTTGACCACATCGGCGAGCCGCCGCTGCCGGAAAACGTCAACCGGCCGCTTCAGCTTTATGTGCATGGTGAGCTGGTCAGCGAGCTGGCACCATGAGCGGGCTGGAAGCGTTCGACGGACGTCTGGCCGCGCTGATTGCGAACCTGTCGCCTGCAATGCGTAAAGAAATGGCCCGCAATATTGCGAAGCGGCTGCGCGCCAGCCAGCAACAGAACATTAAGCGCCAGCAGGCCCCGGACGGCACGCCGTTTGCGCCGCGCCGGGCGCAGCCGGTCAGGGAAAAGAAAGGCCGGGTAAAGCATGAGATGTTCAAAAAGCTGCGCACCGCAAAGTACATGAAGGCAAAGGGCAGCGCATGGCCCGCGTGCATCATTACGGACTGCGCGACCGGCCAGCCCGTAAGGTGAAAGAGGTGCTGTATGAAGCGCGCCCGCTGCTCGGCCTGAACGATGCCGATATACACGCAATTGAGATGGAAATCATTAACCGCCTGGCGGAATAACCTGTCCGGTGATTTATCAGCGGGCGACGATTGATTGTCGCTCCAGCCCTCCGGCGTAACACTAACGCCATGAACGAACAAATCAGCGAAATCCTGCGCCTGCTGCGCAACCTGATCCGCATCGGCACCGTGGCCGCCGTCAATCTGGACGACGGGCTTTGCCGTGTGGATACGGGCGACAACACCACCGACTGGCTGCACTGGCTTACCGCCCGCGCCGGGCGCTCACGCTCATGGAGTGCGCCGTCAGTGGGTGAACAGGTGCTTGTCCTTTGCCTCGGCGGCGAGCTTGACACCGGCTTTGTGCTGCCCGGCGTGTTTTCTGACAACAACCCCGCGCCGTCGGCATCGGCTGACGCCCTGCACTGGTCATTCCCGGATGGTGCCGTGATTGAATACGAGCCGGACACCGGCGCGCTGACCGCAACCGGCATCCAGACCGCGCTGATTAAGGCAGCGGTCAGCATCACCCTGGACAGCCCGCTGGTTGAATGCACCCAGGCGCTGAAAACCGCCACCTTTGAGCTGACCGGCGGCGGCACCATGAAAGGCGATGTGCAGCACAGCGGTGGCGTATTCAGCTCTAACGGCGTCGTGGCGGATAAGCACACACACGGCGGCGTACAACGCGGCGGCAGCAAAACGGATGGCCCGCAATGACAGCTGAAAATTATACCGGCATGAGCCGTGACACCGGCGAGGCGCTGGCAGACCTTGAGCATATCCGCCAGTCAGTGCGCGATATTCTTACCACGCCGATCGGCTCCCGGCTTATGCGCCGCAGCTATGGCTCGCTGCTGTCAGCGCTGATTGACCAGCCGCAGAACGCAGCGCTGCGCCTGCAAATTATGTCGGCCTGCTACATGGCGATTTTGCAGTGGGAGCCGCGCATAAAGCTGACGTCCATCAGCTACGAGCCTGCTTTTGACGGCGGCATGGTGGTGGAAATCACCGGCAGCCGCACCGACACCACGCAGGATTTTTCACTAACCGTTCCCGTGAGCTGAAACTATGGCAACCATTGACCTGAGCCAGCTGCCTGCGCCCGATGTGGTTGAGGTGCTGGATTACGAAACGCTGCTGGCCGAGCGCAAGGCCACGCTGATTTCGCTGTACCCCGCTGAGCAGCAGGCGGCGATTGCCCGCACGCTGTCGCTGGAGTCCGAGCCGATCGTGAAGCTGTTACAGGAAAACGCCTACCGCGAGGTCATTCTGCGTCAGCGCGTGAATGAGGCGGCGCAGGCAAACATGGTGGCCTACGCCAGTGACGGCGACCTCGACCAGCTCGGCGCAAACAACGGCGTTACCCGCCTGACGCTTGCCCCGGCCGACGATACCACCATCCCGCCGACGCCCGCCGTGATGGAAAGCGACGACGATTTCCGGCTGCGCGTCGCGTCTGCGTTTGAGGGGCTGAGCGTGGCCGGGCCGACCGGTGCCTATGAATACCACGCGAAAAGCGCCGACGGCCGCGTGGCGGATGCCTCGGCCATCAGCCCGTCGCCCGCCTGCGTTACCGTCACGGTGCTGTCGCGTGAGGATAACGGCGAAGCCCCGCCCGACCTGCTGGCCGTGGTGGATGCCGCGCTGAACGATGAGAACGTGCGCCCGGTTGCCGATCGCGTCACGGTGCAGTCGGCGTCGATTGTGAATTACGCCGTTGAGGCGGCGCTGTACCTCTATCCGGGGCCGGAAGCTGAACCTGTGCGCGCCGCTGCCGAGAAAAAGCTTGCTGCCTTTGTCAGTGCGCAGGCGCGCCTCGGCCGCGACATTCGCAAGTCAGCACTCTATGCCGCGCTGCATGTTGAAGGCGTGCAGCGTGTGGAGCTGGCGCAGCCTGCCGCTGACGTGGTGCTGGACAAGACGCAGGCCGCTTACTGCACCGGCTTCCGCATAACGGTTGGGGGGTCGGATGAGTGATCGTCTGCTGCCGTCCGGCTCGTCGGTGCTGGAAGTGGCCGCCGCTGACGCCTGCGCGAAGATAGAAGCAATTCCGGTGCCGCTGCGCAGGCTGTGGAACGCGCAGACCTGCCCGGTTGAGCTGCTGCCGTATCTCGCCTGGGCCTGGTCGGTTGACCGCTGGGACGCGAGCTGGCCGGAAGCCACAAAGCGCAGCGTGGTCGCCGCATCGGAATACGTTCACCGGCACAAAGGCACCATCGGCTCGCTGCGGCGCGTGGTGGAGCCGCTCGGTTATCTGATACGCATCATTGAGTGGTGGAAAACCGGCGAGGCGCCCGGCACGTTTCGCCTCGATGTGGGCGTGCTGGATACCGGCATTACACAGGAAATGTATAACGAGCTGGAGCGCCTGATTGCGGATGCAAAACCCTGCAGTCGCCACCTTATCGGGCTGTCGATTAACCTGGACTCAACCGGCGCGCTGCCGGTAGCGGCGGCGGCTTACAGCGGCGATGAGCTGACTGTTTATCCCTATACACCCGAAACCATTACCGTGAGCGGGCCGGGCTATACCGGCGCAGCGGTGCATATTACTGACCTGACGGACGTACACGCATGACAACAAAATTTTATGCCCTGCTGACAAATCAGGGCGCAGCAAAGCTTGCCAACGCAGCAGCGCTCGGCACCAAAATCCAGATTACCGAAATGGCCGTGGGTGACGGCGGCGGCACGTTACCAACGCCTGACGCTTCACAGACCAGGCTCGTTAATGAAAAGCGCCGCGCCGCGCTGAATTCGCTGAGCATTGATGCGGTGAACAGCAGTCAGATTATTGCCGAGCAGGTGATCCCGGAAAATGAAGGCGGCTTCTGGATACGTGAAATCGGCCTGTTTGATGCCGACGGCGATATGGTGGCCGTGGCGAACTGTGCCGAAACCTACAAGCCGCAGCTGCAGGAAGGCAGCGGGCGCACTCAGACCATTCGCATGATTTTAATTGTGAACAGCACGGCGGCCGTGACGCTGAAAATTGACCCGTCGGTGGTGCTGGCAACGCGTAAATACGTGGATGATAAAGTTATCGAGGTGCGGGCTTATGCTGACGGCCTGATGGAAAAACATCTGGCCGCTGCTGATCCACATCCGCAGTACGCGCCGAAAGCCAGCCCGACATTTACCGGCACGCCAAAAGCCCCGACGCCTGCAGCGGGCAACAACACCACGCAGCTGGCAACCACGGCTTTTGTGCAGGCAGCACTGGCAGCTCTGACCGGTGCGGCACCTGCCGCGCTCGATACTCTGAAAGAGCTGGCTGATGCGCTGGGAAATGACCCGCATTTTTCTGCCACTGTTCTTAACCAGTTAGCCGGGAAAATGGATATAGCGAAAAACGGCAGCGATATCGCGGACGTGGCTGCGTTTCTCAAAAATCTTGGTTTAGGAGAAGGTTCTGCATTGCCGGTTGGCGTCCCCATTCCGTGGTCATCATCAACACCACCAACGGGATGGCTTAAATGCAACGGAGCCGTGTTCACCGCCTCCCAGTACCCTAAGCTGGCACTAGCCTATCCGGATCTGAAACTTCCAGACCTGCGGGGGGAGTTTATTCGTGGCTGGGATGATGGGCGAGGGGTGGATAGTGGTCGAGTACTACTTTCAGCCCAAGGGGACGCCATTAGAAATATTACGGGTGAAATGGATTACACATTAAGTTCGCTGGCAACTTCAAGTGGTGCCATATACAACAAAAGTACGGGGGCGCGATATGTTGACAGGGCGACCGTTTCATCAAACCCAACTGTAGAAGATAAATGGAAAGACAGGATTGTAGCCCTCGATGTTTCAAGGGTTGTGCCAACTGCAAGTGAAAACCGCCCACGTAACGTGGCGTTTAATTACATTGTGAGGGCCGCATAATGACGCAGGCAAAATTAAACAACGAACTCATTGCCACGGTGGCCGGTGATATTACTGTATTTAACTACGATGGTGAAACACGCGAATATCTTTCTTCAACGGTTGAATATTTACCCGTTGGTGTGGGCATTCCTGCGAATTCATGCACTGACGCGCCTGGCGAAACCAAAGACGGATTTGCTATTTGTCGAACAGCAGACCTTACATCATGGATATACATTATCGACAACAGAGGCCAAACCGTTTATAGCACAGAGACGATGCAACAAGTTCAAGTGACGACACTTGGCGATTATCCCACTCATACAACACCCATTGCCCCTACATCATTATATGATAAATGGGATGGGGAACAGTGGGTAACAGATGTAGAAGCTCAGCACGCAGCCAATGTCGATACTGCCGAAGGAGAAAAGCTGTCGAGAACTGACCAGGCCAATGACTATATGAACAAAAAGCAATGGCCCGGCAAGGCCGCATTAGGACGATTGACAGAGACAGAAAAAGAGCAATATAACCTATGGCTGGATTATCTCGATGCGCTGGATTCTGTGGACATATCCAGCGCACCAGATATCAACTGGCCTGAGTCGCCGGAGGCGTAGGCCATTCCGGGGCTGCTGTATCGACACGCATCAGCAGTACCCGATATTTTTTCCATTCTGCTAGTGCGACGGTCTCTTCATCCGTCGCAATTCCCGCATCAACGGCGTCCTGTCGCCATTCAATTTCAGAGTCTGCTGAAGCACGCAGTCGTGATTTTTCCGTCTCTGCCAACGCAATAATTTCCTCTTCAGTTGGTTCTGGAATATCTATCCATTCGGGTAAACCATCAGAATTAGGAGCGCGTAATTTTCCGTTAGGTGGTTCTCCAGCAAACTCAACGAATACAGAATACTTTACTTCAACGGCATCGACAGGCCAGCTACCTGCATTTTCATAAATGCTTTTTAACTCATCAGCGTAGAACGCATTTTCTTTTGCAGAATAAAACATATTAATCACCATCCAATCGCGAAAACTCTAAAGCCACCGTAGCCAGCACATGTAATCTGAGTTCTTGTTACCGTCGTATAGTATGATCGGCCCGCCGCTAAGCTATATGCGGCTGTAGAACTCAAATCAACAGCCCCAGTTGATACATCACTAAATAACGGAATCATGCACTCATTTGGGAATGCAATAGGGAAATTCGCAGTAACTGGTGTCACATAATCAGTTGTAGCAGCACCAAACCACTGCAATATGATCGCCCGTTCTTTCCCGGCGACCATTGCCGGGATAGTCATATAGCCTGTAGAGCCGGTCACACACACCGCTGCGCCTAATTTTGCTCCCTCTCCCAAACCAACCCAAAACCGAAAGAAATTCTTGGCACTGAAAAGCGCCAGGCTGGCACACTCCACGCCATTTATGCGAGGTTTACTGTGCTGATTGGCTACATCAGGGTGTCAACAAACGACCAGAACACTGATTTGCAGCGTAACGCGCTGCAGAGCGCAAATTGTGAACTGATTTTTGAAGACAGAATAAGCGGGAAAAAGTCAGACAGGCCGGGACTGAAAAAAGCACTGCGCTGTCTGCAGGAGGGCGACACACTGGTGGTGTGGAAACTGGATCGGCTTGGACGGAGTATGCGCCATCTCGTCATGCTGACTGAGGAACTGCGCGAAAAAGGAATAAACTTCCGCAGCCTGACCGACAGCATTGATACCAGTACGCCAATGGGCCACTTTTTCTTTCATGTTATGGGGGCGCTCGCTGAAATGGAGCGCGAGCTGATTGTGGAGCGCACCCGCGCAGGTCTGGCGGCCGCGCGGGAAAAGGGCCGTATCGGTGGCCGTCGGCGAATAATGACGCCTGAAGTTGTCGGCCGGGCTGAAAGAATGCTGGCGAACGGCGCCACGCTGCATCAGGTTGCCCTGGTGCTGGAAGTGTCCGTAAAGACGCTTTATCGCTACATTCCCGCAGAAAAGCAGCAGTGCCTGCGTGATTCTGTCCGGTCACCGACCAGCGAACCCTGAAGGAATGCACCGGCACGCCTGAGCTGACAATCTGAGCGCACCCATAACACGGAGTGCATCAGATGTCTGATTATCATCACGGTGTCCGCGTCGTCGAAATCAACGACGGCACGCGCACCATTTCAACCGTATCCACGGCAATCGTGGGAATGGTCTGCACGGCAGAAGATGCCGATGCCGCCGCCTTTCCGCTCAATGAGCCGGTGCTGATCACCAACGTCCTGTCGGCGGTCGGCAAGGCCGGTAAAAAAGGCACGCTGGCCGCCGCGCTGCAGGCGATCGCCGACCAGGCGAAGCCCGTCACCGTCGTGGTGCGCGTGGCGGAAGGCGCCACGCCGGCGGAAACCACCTCGAACATTATCGGCACCACCGATGAAAACGGCCGTTACACCGGCATGAAGGCGCTGCTGAGCGCGCAGACGCAGCTCGGTGTCAAGCCGCGCATCCTCGGCGTGCCGGGCCTCGATGCACTGGAGGTCGCAACCGCGCTTGCCGGCATTGCTCAGCAGCTGCGCGCCTTTGCCTACGTCTCGGCGTGGGGCTGCAAGACCATTTCCGAGGCGATGGCGTACCGCGAGAACTTCAGCCAGCGCGAGCTGATGGTTATCTGGCCGGACTTTATCGCCTGGAACACCACCGCCAACCAGTCGGAAACCGCCTATGCCACTGCCCGCGCGCTGGGTCTGCGTGCAAAAATTGACACCGAAACCGGCTGGCACAAAACCCTGTCGAACGTCGGCATCAACGGCGTGACCGGCATTTCCGCCTCGGTCTTCTGGGATTTGCAGCAGACCGGCACCGATGCCGACCTGCTCAACGAGGCGTGCGTCACCACGCTTATCCGCAAGGACGGCTTCCGCTTCTGGGGCAACCGCACCTGCAGCGACGATCCGCTGTTCGCCTTTGAAAACTACACCCGCACCGCCCAGGTGATTGCCGACACGATGGCCGAGGCGCATATGTGGGCCAACGACAAGCCGCTGACGCCGGTACTGGTGCGCGACATTATCGCGGGCATCAACGCCAAATTCCGCGAGCTGGTCAGCGCCGGTTACCTGCTCGGCGCGTCATGCTGGTATGACGATACCGCCAACGATAAAGACACCCTGAAGGCGGGCAAGCTCTTTATTGATTACGACTACACGCCGGTGCCGCCGCTGGAAGATTTAACCCTGCGCCAGCGCATCACCGATAAATATCTGGCGAACTTCGCCGCATCCGTTAACAGCTGAGGAGCCGGATAAATGGCATTACCCCGCAAATTAAAAGGGCTGAACCTTTTCAACAATTCAAACAGCTATCAGGGCGTGGTGACCGCCGTCACCCTGCCGAAGCTGTCACGCAAGCTGGACGCCTACCGGGGCGGCGGCATGAACGGGGCCGCGTTCGTGGATAACGGGCTGGACGATGATGCGCTGGATATGGAGTGGACGATCGGCGGCGTTGACGATCTGGTGCTGAAACAGTGGGGCAGCAGCGCGGCTGTCCCGCTGCGCTTTACCGGCTCCTACCAGCGCGACGACACCGGCGAGGAAATCGCAGTGGAGATTGAGGTACGCGGCAGGCATCAGGCGTTTGATTTTGGCGAGGCCAAACAGGGCGAGGATACCGAAACCAAGATCACCACCAAAAACACCTATTTCCGCCTGACGTGGGACGGCAAAGAGCTGATGGAAATTGACACCATCAACATGATTGAAAAGGTGAACGGCACCGACCTGCTGGAGCAGCGCCGCAAGAACCTCGGCCTGATGTAACCCTGACGCCAGCGCCCGGCGCTGGCCCTGAATAAACCTGACTATTGCGAGTAACGAAAATGGAACAGAACGAAAACGTGATCACCCTGGAAACCCCGCTGAAGCGTGGCGAGACCGAAATCAGCCAGGTGGAACTGTTTAAACCCAACGCGGGCGCGCTGCGCGGCGTGCGGCTGGCTGACCTGTGCGCCTCGGACGTGGACGCCCTGCTGTCCGTGCTGCCGCGCATTACCCTGCCCGCACTGACAAAAGCGGAGTGCCTGAACCTCGATCCGGTTGACCTGATTACGCTGGGCGGGAAAGTGATCGGTTTTTTGTTGCCGAAGTCGGCCGACACGACTGGCCCCGAAGCCTGACCGTGAACGACCTGATGGCCGACGTTGCGGTCATCTTTCACTGGCCCCCGTCTGAAATGTACGACATGCCGCTGGCCGAGCTACTGGACTGGCGGCATAAAGCCCTGATGCGCAGCGGAGTATCCCCGGATGAGTAACAACCTCAGGTTGCAGGTACTGCTGAAAGCGGTAGACCAGGCGACGCGTCCCTTTAAAGCGGTGCAGACCGCCAGCAGAACGCTGGCAGGCGATATCCGTGGCTCACAGGATGAACTGAAGACGCTGAACGCACAGGCGCGCCGTATCGACAGCTTTCGTAACGTCAGCGCCCAGCTGGCCGTGACCGGTGAGGCGCTGAAAAAAGCCAAAGCGGAAGCCGCCGCGCTGGGCGTACAGATGCGCAACTCGGCCAGCCCGACGGCGGCGCAGCTCAGAGCCTTTGAAAATGC